TTACACATTAGAATCTTTGTTATGGGTGGATGCATTGTTTGTAACGGTTCGGTTGCTACTCCTGCGCGTGGTCGCAGGCCGAAGTTTTGTTCTGGGCGTTGTCGCGTGAAAGCGCACCGCGATCAGAAGCGTGTTGTCGATGGTGTGCCTGCGGAGTTGCGTGAGCGTGCTCGGTGGATTCGTCATCAGCAGAAACGCCCGATGGCTGTTGGTGGTTGGTGGGCTTCGGTCACGGATCCTTCGCATTGGTCAACGTATGAGGATGCAGCTGATTCGCCTCACGGTGACGGGCTCGGTTTTGTGTTGAATGGTGACGGTGTTATCTGCATCGACCTCGATGATTGTGTTCTCGATGGTGTGCCGAACTCGTTGGCTCGTCAACTGATTCAGTCTTTGCCTAAGACCTATGTGGAGTTTTCTCCTTCTGGTCGCGGGTTGCATATTTGGGGTTTTGGCACGTTGACTGTTGGTCGGAAGTTCGAGCGTGACGGGTTGAAAATTGAGGTGTACCCGAATGGGCGTTATCTGACAGTGACGGGTCGCGCTTACCGTTCGGCTCCGTTTGCATTGTTAGACCTGACTAGGTTGCTAACCTAGAGTCATGCCTAACCCTCCGAAGCCCATTGAGCAGAAACGTCTTCTTGGTAATCCCGGCAAGCGTGCTATGCCTGACGGTGAAGCAACAATCACGCTTTACTCTGGGAAGGTCGAACCGTTAGCTCCGCTTGGTGAGGCCGGTCAAAAGCTGTGGGACTCGGTGTTCAATGACGGTGAGTTGTGGATTTCTCCGCGCACTGATGTTGCTTGGTTGCAGGTTGTGTGTGAGCTGTTGGATCGGCGTGAGGTGTTGAAGCAGGAGTGGATGGCTGACCCGGCTGACCGCAAACTGAATATGTCTTTGCTCGAAACGGAGAAACTGCTGCAGTCTGGTTTGGGGTTGCTTGGGTTCACGCCTACGGATCGCAGTCGTCTTGGTGTTGCTGAGGTGAAAGCAAAGTCGAAGCTTGAGGAGCTTATGGAGCGTCGCGCTACTCGTGAGGATGCTCGTGGATAGTTGGCCTCCGAAGTGGCTGACTCCTATCCCTGAAGAACAGTTGGCGCGTGGCAGGGTTGAGGAGCCTGTTGCTGATTTTGTTGAGGCGTTTGGGCGTATCACGAAGGATAGTGTTGCGGGTCGTGCGGGTTCGCCTTTGGTGTTGCGCCCGTGGCAGACTATGCTTCTCGAACATTTGTTCGCATGGGATGAGGAGGGTTTGCGTAACCGTATCTCGCTTGTGGGGATGCCGAGGAAGAACGGAAAGTCTGCGCTCGGTGCAGCCCTGGGATTGTATTCGCTCATTCTCGGCCCTAAGGGTGCTGAAGTGTATTCGGTTGCTGCGGAGAAGGAGCAGGCCCGTATCGTTTTCCAAGACGCCCGTCGAACGATTGAGGCAAGCGCTGAACTCTCTGCTATCACGAAGTTGTACCGTGACGCGATTGAGCTGCCGAAGTTCAACTCGGTCTATCGCGTACTCTCTGCCGAGTCGGTAACCAAAGAAGGTCTATCCCCGACGACGGTCATCTTTGACGAGTTGCACGCCCAGCCTGACCGTGAACTGTTTGACGTGTTCTCTCTGGCTATGGGTGCCCGTGGGAAGTTGGCGACGATGATTGCTATCACTACGGCTGGGGTTCGTTCGGATCGTCACGGCAAAGACTCGATTGCTTTCAACTTGTACCAGTACGGGCAGAAGGTTGCGCGTGGCGAGGAATCCGATGACACTTTCTTTATGGCTTGGTGGGAGTCCGAGGGTGACCACCGGTTGAGGGAAACATGGGATGAGGCGAACCCTGGGTTTGGTGACTTAAACGCGGAATCCGATTTTGAGTCTGCTATCAAGCGAACCCCTGAGGCGGAGTTCCGTATCAAGCGCTGCAATCAGTGGGTGTCGAGTGTGGAAACGTGGCTTCCTGCTGGTTCGTGGGATGAGTGCGCTGGTGAGGTAACCCTAACCCCCGATGATGAGATTGTGCTCGGCTTCGATGGTTCCTATAACGGTGACGCTTCAGTCATTGTGGGTGCTGTGATCCCGAAGGTGGAGGGTGACCCGGTGAAGGTGTTTCTTGTGAAGGCGTGGGAGAAGGATTTGGAGCACGACCCTGACGACTGGCGTGTTGACATTGGTGAGGTGGAGCAGACTGTCATGGACTTCTGCCAGAAGCACACTGTCCGTGAAATTGCGTGTGACCCGTTCCGGTGGCAACGGTCTATGGAGGTGTTGGAGGGCAAGGGGCTCCCGGTCGTTTCATTCCCGCAATCCCCTCAACGCATGATCAAGGCGTGCGCTCGTTTCTATGATGCTGTTGCGGAGAAGAAGCTTGTGCATGACGCGGATCCGTTGCTCGCCCGCCATATCGGTAACACGGCTGTCAAGTTGACTCCGGCTGGCCCGCATATCAAGAAAGAGAACCCAAACTCACCGAGGAAAATCGACGCGGCTGTTGCAGCGATTCTGGCTCATGACCGCGCCTCCGGTAAGATAGAAGAACAGGTCATTCCTGAGTTTTTCGGTTAGGGGCGAAATGGCTACGAGTGTGCAGGTTGCAGGCATGACCGCTATAACGGTGGGTGCTTTGTTGTTCAGTGTTCCTGCCGGTTTGATTGTTGGTGGGGTTTTCTTGTTGGTTGTCGGCTTCGCATTGGGGAAATAATCCGTGTTTCTGAATCAGCTGTTTGAACAGCGTGCCATTTCTTATCAGACTGTTTTCGAGGCTGGCGATGACCTAGTTTTCGGCAACCTGTCTGACACTTACGTTGACAGCAAGACTGTGTTCCAGGTGAACGCGGTTTATTCCGCTGTGAGCCTTATCGCTGACACGATCAGCACACTCCCGCTCGATTCGTACATTCGACTTGATGGGCAACGTCGTGCTTTCCGGCCCGCACCGGATTGGGTACGCCAGCCCGACATCGCTCTCCCTCGGACAGCGTTCTACAACTCCGCGATTGTGTCACTGCTCCTCGACGGCAACCTGTTCGTGCGAATCATCCCCGCCCGTGACGGTACGGTGGCGAACCTCATCGTGCTGAATCCGAAGACTGTCACGGTGAAGCGTAACGCCCGCCAGGAACTCATCTTCGAGGTTGAGGGTGAGTCGAAGCCTCTGACTAAAGAGGAAATGATTTTCTTGCCTGACGTGCTCCGGCCTGGGCATGTTCGTGGTGTGTCCCGTGTTGAGGCTTTGAAGGAGAACTTCGGTCTTGCACTCGCCCTGGAGCGGTTCGCTGCAACGTTCTTCGGTCAGGGAACAAACTTGGGTGGTGTTATTGAGTTCCCCGGCAACTTGACGGCGGAGCAGGCTGAGAACCTCCGCAACTCGTTCGATGTGAAGCACAAGGGTTGGAGGCGCGGTCACCGCACCGGAATCCTGTCTGGTGGAGCAACGTTCAAGACTACGCAGGTGGATCCTGAGGGCGCACAGAGCATTGAGGCTCGCAGGCTTGCTGTCGAGGATGTGGCGCGGGCTTTCAATATCCCGGCGAACATGCTGAACATCCCAGGAACAACAACCTACGCGAGCGTTGAGCAGAATAACTTGCAGTTCATCACCCACACTCTGCGCCCGATTGTGCAGAAGCTTGAGGGTGCTTTCTCCCCGCTGATGGCTCGTTACCCTGGTGGGGAAACAGCGTTCATCAAGTTCAACCTTGACGGCCTCGCAAGGGCTGACCTGCAGTCGAGGCTTTCCGCTTACAGCACTGGTTTGCAGGCTGGATTCTTGACTATCAATGATGTTCGTCGCCTTGAGGACTTGTCCGACATTGAAGACCCCGCAGCTTCGCAGGTGCGCGTGCCTCTGGCGAACATGAACATTGAGGCTGCTGACCTTATCGCTGACGAGAAGCGCGTGAAGATGGCGCAGGTGCTTGTGTTGTCCGGTTACGATCCGGCAGAGGCGCTTGTCGCTGTTGGTCTTGACCCGATTGCTCATACCGGTCTTGCTTCGACACAGTTGCAGCCGGTGTCGCAGATTGATCCTGAGAATCCGAGCGCAGTCTACGAGGTCGAATAATGGATGTGACTGGTTACATTGTCCCAGTCGGTACTGCTTCAGTGCCGGTTGTTTCCATGTCTGCCGACGCCCAGCACGTCGTTATCCAAAACCAGGAGTCACAGAGCGACACTGGTTCCTATGCTCGTGATGGCGGGATGTTCCTGCTGCACAGTGAGTTCACGGTCAACTCTCCGGGGACAGCGATGTTCTCTGTGCTGACTGGTGCGACTGGTCTGCAGATTGAGTTCTACGAAATCATTTCGACAATCTCGAACGTTCGCGCTGAACTGGTCGAGGGTGCAACAATCACAACGACGGGCGCGGCGATTCCCGCCTACAACCTGAACCGTACTGTTGCCGACAGTCACGACACTGTTTTCACTTCAGCTTCGACGGTGACCGGTGGCAGCGCGGTGTCGGCTGAATATGTCACAGCTGACAAGCACGCTGCGGGTGGCGGTTCGACTTCTGGGAAGATTCAAACCCTGGAGCCCTCCACCGAGTACGCTTTCAAGTTCATCAATAAGGGCAACCAAACAACAACCGTGTTTTTCCAGATGGGCTTTGTTGAGAAGTACAACGGCTACAACGATGTTTATCTCGGTGGCGAGGATGGCACTTCGTTCCGTCTGCGCGGTGGCGAAAGTGTTTATCTGCCGATGGGTCAGGGCCAGACTCTTTCTGCTGAGGCCCTGGATTCCGCAACAGTAGGAGTGTTGAAACAAGACTGATGCCTTACTTTATTTCGGATCGTCACCCTGACTGCCCTGGTTGGTCTGTGGTGAAAGAGGATGGGGAGCTTTTGGCTTGTGCTGAGTCGCAGGAGGCTGCGGTGGAGCAGATGGTTGGTGTGTCGTTGGCTGAGGATTTGGATCCTGGTGGAACGTATGAGGGTGACGAGTTCAAGCCTGCACCTGAGCGTTCCGTTCGTGCTGCACCTGATGAGCTTGAGCTGGGCGATTTTGTGGAGTGGGATTCTTCTGGCGGTATGGCGCGGGGAACTATTGAGCAGATTGTTCGTGACGGGCAAGTGGATATTCCGAACTCTGATTTTGTTGTGAACGGTACTGAGGATGACCCGGCTGCTTTGATTCAGGTGTGGC